TGAAACTATTGCCCCAACATTTATTGATGTTGATAAACCAAGAACAACTAGAACTCTTGAAGATCAATTCTTCCAGTACAATACTGGACCAACTTTAAAACTTAATAGTATCTTTAGATCTCCTACAGTCGGTGTAGGTAACACTTTTGTATTAAGTTTGCGTAATCAGAGAGTAGGTGTAAATTCAGAGACTGCTCCAGGCAAAGAAATTGGATTAGCAAGAGTATTTGATTTTAGGCTTGAATCTGGATCATATAATACCACTTATCCAAAACTTAATGAGTGGGGAACATCTTTATATGATATTGTACCATTTACAGAACTTACAGTTAATCAGACAATCAACTTGTCTGCTCCTACTTATGTTGAAGGAAACAGCAGTGGTGCTACTGCATTCTTAAGACACTCAGTTGCAGGAACTGCAGTAACTGTATATGATAAAAAAGGAGATTTTATTGAAAATGAAATTTTAACTTTTAGAAGTGGAATTTCTACTACAAAGGTTACTGAAACTAGAACTGTTTCTAATGTTCTTTCTTTTGGGATCGGTGATGTAAAATCCGTTTTCTCCAACACAGGTATTGTTGCTGGTACTGGTGGAACAGCAATTACGGGTATCAATACATTTAGCGCAAACGTTATTCAATCTACTCTCTCTAGTGTAGATAATATTGTTAGTGTAACTGCTGCTAGTGCAGGAGTTGCAACACTTACATCTACAAGTGCTCAGATTCCAGGTACTTTAAAAGTAAACAATTTAGTTGAATTTTCAAATGTAAGTGTATCTTCAACTTTCCCAATTATTGCAAGAGTAGTTGGAGTTGCTGATACGAACGTTTCAATCTCAGCGGTTACTTCAGTTGATGGAGAAGTTGAAGGAACCCTTCCAAGTTCCGACTTTACTTTGGCTCAGGGAGAATTGAAAATTCTGACTACATCTTTAGATGTTCAATCAGATGGCACACTTTATACACCATTACCTAAAGAAAATATTTCATCAGTAGATCTTACTGATTCTTTCTTAAGTATTAGAAAATCTTTTACTGTTGAAATTTCCAATAATCAATTTACTTCTGATACTTTACTTGTACTTACATTACCTGATGGAGAGTCTTATCTTCCATTTACAGATGAAAGATATACCTTAACCAGATCTGATGGACTCATTGAAGTTCTGACCGCAGATAAGTTCTCTTTCAGTGCTAACGGAAGAGAACTTCAAATTAGAAATCTTGGAGCAAATGATAACAGAGCAACACTAACTGTTACTATTGAGAAGAGAAAAGTAAAGGCTAAGAAAAAAATTAAAAATAGAGTATCAAATCTTATAGTTGATAAATCAATTACTCCAGCATCTGGAATCGGATCTACAACTTTAAATGATGGTTTATCATATGGAAACTTTCCATTTGGAACACGAGTTCAAGATAAAATTATTTCTCTAAATGCTCCGGATGTTATTGATATTCATGGAATTTATGAATCAAATGAGGTTAATCCAACTTCTTTTGGGGCCCCTTCTATGCAGTTAGTTCAATTAAATGGACCAACTGCAACTACAGATGATTTGATTGTAGGGGAATTAATTGTAGGGCAAACTAGTGATGCATCTGCTGTTGTTGCAGAAATTGTCAACAATACAACCATACGTTACATTAGTAAGAATAATTTTAAATTTGTAGAAGGAGAAACTATTACTAGTCAAGAGACTGAAGTATCTGGTATTATTAGTGATTTAGATACTTCTGCATTTGATATATCATCTAATTTTACATATTCTTCTGGACAAAATAGAACAATTTATAATTATGGATTCTTAACTAGAACACCTGATTCTGATGCTCCTTCTAAAAAAATTAAAATTTATTTTAAAAATGCATCTTTTGATACAACAGACAATGGAGATATTGTAACGGTAGATTCTTATAATGATTTTGATTATTCTACAGAAATTAAATCGGTCAATGGATATCTCAATACCGATATTATTGATCTAAGACCAAGAGTTACCAATTACACAACCACTGCAGGAACCAGATCTCCTCTTGAGTTTCTTGGAAGAACTTTTAATGGTACAGGATCTTCAGTTCCTAATATTTTAGCATCAAATGAAAATATTTTCCTTGATTATTCATATTATCAAGGAAGAATTGATAGATTATTTTTAAATAAAGATGGCAAGTTCCAAATGAAGTTTGGAACTCCATCAGACGATCCACAAAGACCAAATCCAGTTGATAATGCAATTGAAATTGCAGAAATTAGATATCCTCCCTATCTGCATAACGTACAACAAGCATCTATCCACTATCTGAAACACAAGAGATTTCAGATGAAGGATATCAAAAAATTGGAAGATAGAGTTAGAAATCTTGAGTATTATACTTCTCTTTCAATGCTGGAATCAAATACAGCGAATATGTTTGTTCCAGATAGTGAGGGCCTTAACAGATTTAAGTCTGGATTCTTTGTAGATAACTTTACATCATTTAAATCTCAAGATTATTTCTTGTCCAGAAAATATAGTATTGATAAAACTCATAAGTTAATGAGACCCTCTCATTATACAACTTCAGTTGATATGCTGACTGGACCAGTGGTTGATATAGATTCCACTGAAGACAAGAGAACTTCTCCAATTGAAGGAATTAATATTAGAAAACAAAATGATATTTTAAATCTTGAGTATTCTGAAGTTGAATATGTAAAACAAACATTTGCAACTAGAACTGAGAGTGTAACTCCATTCCTTATTAGTTTCTGGCAAGGCACTATTGCACTTGTTCCTTCTTCTGATAACTGGGTAACTCAAAATAGACTTGAAGCAAAAACTATTGAGGTTCCTGGAAACTATGCCCAGGTCATGGCAGAGGCAGAAGAGAAATTTAATGTAGACCCTCAAACTGGTTTTGCTGCTACAATATGGAATTCTTGGGAAACTAATTGGTCCGGAAGGACTAGTGTAATTAGAGAATCTAATAGAAGAACAGAAACTACAAGGGGTCCTAGATTTGGTAGAGGTGGATGGATTAATGGAGGCAGTGGTGTCGCCCAGTGGGTTCAAAGAACAACAACTTCTACACTTGAAGATGTTCTAGATAGCACCGTTGAAGAGGGAACTACGAGTAGAACTGGAACAACAACAATGGTTGTTGAAGACTTTGAAGAGGTTGATGCAGGTGATAAGGTTATAAGTAGTGAAATTATTACTACAGTTAGATCTAGAAATGTAGAATTTTATGCAAGTAATTTAAAACCTGCAACAAGAATCTATGCTTTCTTTGATGGTAAAGATGTAACCAAGTATTGTGTTCCTAAACTCATCGAAATTGAAATGAAGTCTGGAGTGTTCCAGGTAGGAGAAACTGTTTCTGGCAGAGTTCTTTCTACTGGATTGTCCGAACAAAGCAGGAACGCAGATCCATCTATTAACTTTAGAGTAGCACAATCAAATCACAGAAGAGGAGATTATGATGCTCCTACAGAAACTTATCCAAACAATCCTTATACAACGGGTAATACTCCTATTCCGGAGTCATATTCCTCAGTTTCTACAACACTAAATGTTGATACCTATTCTCTTGCTGATCAACCACAAGGAGATTTCTTTGGATTTATTCAGACTGGAATGGTTCTTGTAGGAGAAACCAGTGGCGCTGAAGCAACTGTGTCCAATGTTAGACTTGTTACTGACATTTCATCTGCTCTCGGAGGAAGTTTCTTTATTCCAGATCCAGATAATGGAGATAATCCAAGATTTGAGACGGGAACAAATACGTTTACACTTACAAACGAATCTGATAATGATCAGAATGCTGCTAACACTATTGCTGAAGAGGCATATCCAACTTCTGGAAGTTTGGAAACCGTACAAGGTCAAATCATGTCTATTAGAAATGCAAGAATTGAAAATAGACAAGAATTTGAATCACAACTTGTCAACAGAACTCTTGATACTGAAGTTGTTTCTAGTAGAACGATTGGAAGCCCACAAACAAATGAACAAATTGTTGGTTGGTATGACCCACTTGCACAGTCTTTCTTAGTTCAAGAAGCACCTGGTGTATTTGTAACTAAGTGTGATGTGTTCTTCCGTACTAAGGATGATGAAAATACTCCTGTCAGGTTCCAACTTAGAACTATGAAGGATGGTTTCCCAACTCCAAATGTTCTGCCTTTCTCTGAAGTTGTTCTTAATCCTAATGAAGTTAATACTTCAGATGATGGAACTATTGCTACTACGATTGAGTTTGATGCACCAGTATATCTTGAAGGAGAAAGTACTGAATATGCAATTTGTTTGATTTCTAACTCAACTAAGTATAGTGTTTATATCTCTAGAGTTGGTGAGAATGACATTGTTAGTGACGCTTATATTTCTAACCAACCTACATTGGGATCACTATTTAAATCTCAGAACGCATCTACATGGGAACCAAGTCAATGGGAGGACCTTAAATTTACTCTATACAGAGCAGAGTTTGAAAGCACTGGAAGTGTAGAACTTTATAGTCCAGAATTGTCAGAAGGTAACAAACAAATTGCTACTTTAGTTCCAAATCCAATTAATGTTGTATCCAAACAAATTCGTGTAGGACTTGGAACTACCGTTCATGAGGTTGACTATGAACTTGGTAATACCTTCTTCCAAGGTCCTAATTCAAATCCAACTGCAACTGGTGATTTGGTAGGAGTTGCTGCAAGTGCGACTGGAACATTAACGATTACAAATCCAGGTATTGGATATACTCCAGCAGATGGAATGGCAGGATTTAGTGGCGTAAATCTGATTACTGTTTCTGGAACTGGTGCAAATGCAACTGCTGATATTACTATTCAAGATGGTGTTGCTATTGGTGCAACTATTTCTGCAGGAGGAGATGGTTATCAAGTTGGTGATGTTCTGACTGTAGGAACCATTGGTATTGCAAGTATTGGTAGAAACATTAGATTCACAGTTGCAGGAATTGGAGTTACAACTCAGTTGATTCTGGATAATGTTCAGGGAGACTTTATTGTTGGTGCTGCTGGTACTATCAAGTTCTTTAATAGTTCTGGAATTTCGACAGAACTTAATGGTAGAACTGCTCAAGGAGATGTAACTATATCATCGGGTGGTATAACACAAGTCTCTGATGGACTTCATATTAAAATCAACCATAAAAACCATGGTATGAACTTTGAAGATAATAGAGTTATAATCTCCGATGTTCTTTCAGATGTTAAACCAACTAAACTTACTGCTGCTTATGATAAAGCATCTTCAGATCCAATTGTAGTTTCTGATGCATCTACATTTAGTAACTTTGAAGGAGTTGGAATTGGTACAACAAATACTGGACTGTTGTTAATTGGAGAGGAAATTGTCGAATATACTTCTGCAACTTCAACAACCATTGGTGGTATCACTAGAGGAAATCTTACTAAGTCATATTCAGTAGGAACTCCAGTCTTTAAATATGAACTTGGTGGAGTAAGTCTTGCTAGAATTAATAAGACTCATGCTTTGAGTTCTGCTACAATTGCGGATCCAATTACTTTAGATTCGTATCATATCAAACTTGATATGGCAGAAAAACTTGGTAATGGTAATACAGATTCTCTTGGTGCTGCTAACAATGCTGACAGAAGCGTTAATGCCCCATTCAATAAATTGTTTATTGGGGGAAGTAAAACTGCTGGTGGATATAATGTTAAGGCCACGCAAAACGTTCCTTTTGAAGGAGTCAAACCATTGGTTCATAACATGACCGTTGAAGGTACGACTCTTACCGCTCAAATTAGAACAATTACTGCACAAAGTATTAGTGGAACTGAAATTCCATATGTAGATGCAGGATTTGAAGATCTGACTCTTAACCAGAACAATTACTTTGATTCTCCTAGAGCAATTTATTCTAAGGTCAATGAAGACGCTAAGTTGGCAGGATTTACTGGAAACAAATCCGTGCAGATGAGAATGCTACTTGGAACTACTAATACTTTAGTAAGTCCTCAAATTGATCTTCAGAGATGTAGTCTTGAAACATTCTCAAATAGGATTAATAGTGAGATTACTAACTATGCAACTGATGCTAGAGTTAATACGCTCTTTGACGATCCAAGTGCATGTCAGTATATTTCTAAAGAGGTAACTTTAGAAAACCCAGCATCTGCCATCAGAATTATGTTAGATGCTCATGTTAATCAAGTATCCGATATTAGAGCGTTCTATTCTGTAAGCGAAGATCCTGGATTTGAACCAATCTTTACTCCATTCCCAGGATTTGCAAATCTCAACACAAGAGGTGATATCATTAATGAAGCAGATAATAATGGAACAACAAATACTTTCGTTCCTTCCTCACTACTAGAAGGATTTGGATATGATAGTTTTGAATTTAAAGAACATCTTTTTGAAATAGATAATTTACCTTCATTTAGATCTTATAGAATAAAAATTATTCTTGCTTCTACAAGTCAAGTACTTGTACCAAAAGTTAGAGATCTGAGAGTAATTGCTTTTGCATAATATGGAAATTTATTCTGTTAAAGGACATAGGGATCTCGCAAGAGATCCCGAAACAAATACAATACTAAATGTGAATAAAACTGAATATGACCAATACATTGCCAAAAGAAAGGTAAAGTCGGAAAAGAATCAAAAAGTACAGACGATGGAAGAAGATCTTGCTAATGTAAAAAGTGAACTTAATGAAATCAAGTCCCTATTAAAGGAGTTAATCAATGGACCCAAATGATATTGAAATCGCAAGTTTAGAAAAATCTTTTGCATATCAAAAGATTGCATCTGAAATAGATAGTGTTGATGATCGTGATGTGCTAAAAAATATTGCAAAGTCTTTTGCAAAACTATATTATAAGCAGCAAGAAACAATCGCAATCCTAGGATAATAAAATGCCCAGTAGAAATATAACTTTTGATCCAGACTTAGGTGTACCCTATGGCACCAATTTAACAATATACGGTGGCGCTAATTTTAGTACTACCTTTAATATAACGAATGTAGCAAATACAGCGTTTGATTTAACTGACTACACTGGATCTGGTGCTATTTCTAAAAGCGTTTCTATTGGAGCAACTTTAGGAATAACAACATCTTTTACTGTTGGTATTACTAGTGCTCTAGGAGGAAAACTGAATATATCTCTTGGATCAACTGCAACTAGAAGTCTTGCCGAAGGTAGATATGTTTATGATGTATTGGTAAGTAGTGGATCAACTACATACACTTTAGTAAATGGAAATATTATGGTAGTTCCTCCCGTTTCATCAGCACCCTAAATACAGTTAGGAAACTAGTGGATAAATGGCTCAACCAGCAAGTAGGACAGATTTAATCAACTATTGCAAGAGACAACTTGGTGCTCCTGTGTTGGAGATCAACGTTGCCGATGAGCAAATTGATGACCTGGTTGATGATGCATTTCAATATTTTCATGAAAGACATTTTGATGGAGTAACTCAGACATTCCTAAAGTATAAGGTTACTCAAGCAGATATTGATAGAGGAAGAGGAAGAGGTGGTAGTAATCCTATTGGTATTGTAACCACTACTGCAGACACCACTATTGTAGGAACTGCAACTACTTTTTCCTATGAAGAAAATAGTAATTATCTACAAATTCCACCACATATTATAGGAATTTCAAAGATTTTTCACTTTGATGGGTCAAACACTACAACAAATAATATGTTTAGTGTTAAATATCAATTATTTCTGAATGATATCTACTATTTTGGTTCGACAGAGATATTAACCTATGCAATGACAAAGAGATATCTTGAGGATATTAATTTTGCGTTAACTACACAAAAACAAATTAGATTCAATCAAAGACAAGATAGGTTGTATCTTGATATTGACTGGGGAAGTATTACAGTTGATGATTATATTGTTATTGATTGCTACAGACTTTTAGATCCTAATGATTACGCAAGAGTATATAATGATTCATTTGTAAAAAGGTATTTGACTGCTCTCATTAAGAGACAATGGGGACAAAATTTAATTAAATTTCAAGGTGTAAAACTTCCTGGTGGAGTTGAGTTAAATGGTAGACAAATTTATGATGATGCAGAGAAAGAAATAGATAAGATTAAAGAAGTTATGTCAAATACATATGAACTTCCACCTTTTGATATGATAGGCTAATGTTAAATCCATATTTTACTCAAGGAACTAGATCTGAACAAAATCTTGTTCAGGATTTGATTAACGAACAGTTGAGGATGTATGGTGTTGACATCTATTATATTCCAAGAAAGTATATGACAGAAAAAACTGTCATAAGAGAAGTTGTTCAATCTAAATTTGATAATGCGCTACCAATTGAAGCATATGTAGATAACTATGATGCATATTCTGGTGCAGGAGATGTTCTATCAAAGTTTGGTATTGAATCAAAAGATGAAGTAAGACTTATTATTTCTAGAGAGAGATATGAGAATTATATAACACCACTTATTCAAGGACAAGCAAATATTAAACTATCAACTAGACCTAAAGGAGGAGATTTAATTTGGTTTCCACTTGATGATCGTCTTTATGAAATCAAAGATATTGAGTATGCAAAACCATATTATCAACTTCAAAACCTTTATGTTTATGAATTATATTGCGAACTCTTCCGCTATCAAGATGAGGTTATTTCCACTGGGATTGATGATATTGATAATGAACTTCTAGGGGATGAATCTGATGGATTGACTGATGATGGCATTAGTACCGTACAGGGCATCACACAAACCCTCACAGTGGTTGGAACAGCAGTTAATGCTACTGCCGTCACAGGTCTTGTTAACGGTGGTGTGAGGTCATTTACAGTAACTAATAGGGGTGGTGGTTATGGAATGGTTCCAACAGTTAATATTAGTGCTGCTCCATCTGGAGGAGTAACTGCCGTTGGTATTGCAACAATGATTGGAGGAATTAATGTTTGTAATTTAAATGCCAATCCTAGATTGCAATCTGTACAGGCAGTTAATGTTGTAAATCCAGGATCTGGATACACAGTTGCACCTACAGTTACATTTAGAACTACTGATGGAACTGGTTCTGGTGCTGCTGCAACTACTATTATCGGAGATGATATTGTAGGAATAGTAACAATTACAAATTCTGGTGGTGGTTATATAACCAATCCAACAATTACATTTACAAATGAAGTATTTAAAACTGGTGTAACTACTGTTGGAGCAGCAGCAACTGCTGTTGTTAGTGCAGGAGGAACCATTACTAACATTTATTTGACAAATACAGGTCTTGGGTATTCTGTAGCACCAACTATTTCTATCGCGGCACCAATTAGTGGAACAAATACTGGAAGTTTTATATTTAATGAAACAATAACAGGATCTTCCAGCGGAACCACTGCAAGAGTTAGATCTTGGGACGCAGATACTAATGTTCTTGAAGTTGCAAATGTTTCTGGTTCGTTTACTAAAGGAGAAACATTAACTGGATCCACATCAGGAGCGACACGTACATTGACAACAATTGATAAAACGGTCAATAATGATCCTTATGCAGATAATTTTGATATTGAAACGGCAGCAGATGGTATTTTAGACTTCAGCGAGCAAAACCCATTTGGAATGCCCTAAATAATTGTATAGTTGGCACCAAAAGTCTAAGGTTTAATCATGTTTGAATATTTCTATAACGAAATTCTGAGAAGAACTATTATTGGTTTTGGAACCCTGTTTAACTCGGTAGAGATTCAGCAAGAAGGATCCGCTATCAGAGTTCCTTTGGCGTATGGACCAACACAGAAATTTCTTGCAAGAATTGAACAATCTCCTGATCTCAACAAACCAATGGCAATTACTTTGCCAAGAATGTCGTTTGAGTTCACTGGATTAACTTATGATCCTTCTAGAAAAGTCAGCACTACACAGACTTTTGTATCAAAGGATAAAAATGATGGAACTGAGACAAAGAAAACTTTCATGCCAGTTCCATATAATATGCAATTTGAACTGAGCATCTTTACTAAGTTAAATGATGATGCTCTTCAAATTGTTGAACAAATTTTACCATATTTTCAACCATCATATAACTTGAGTATTGAGTTAGTTGATGAAATAAGAGAAAAGAGGGATATTCCAATTGTCTTGGAAAGCGTTACGATGCAAGATGATTATGAAGGAGATTTCTCGACCAGAAGAGTTTTATATTACACTTTAAGATTTACTGCTAAAACATATCTATTTGGTCCTACCAAGTCTGCGTCCAAAGATATTATCAAAAGAGCAACTGTCAGTTATCTTACTGGAACAGATACTTCAAATACAAGAAGAGAAGTTACATATTCTGCTACTGCAAGAGCACTTAAGTCTTATGTTGATAATGTTGTCACAACGTTGGCAACAGACATTACAGCAACAGCAAAAACTATTGAAGTTGCAGACGCTACTGGAATTAAAGCAGACAAATATATCTTTATTGGTGATGAAGAACTCTATGTTCGCTCTAAGACTGGCAATAAACTTACAGTTGATAGGGGACGAGATAACACAAAAGCAGAAAAACACGTTGCTGGTTCAGATGTCAAAGGAATCGACTATACAGAAACAACTCTACCAAATATTGGTACAATTGGTGTAGATAGTGCTCTCATTGAAGATGGAGATAACTTTGGTTTTGATGGTGGATATATCTAATGACTAAAAACTTTGATGATCTTAATGAAACTTTCAATGTTTCAGATGATATTGTAAAGGCAGAAGTAGTTAAGAAGGAATTAGATATTGCAAAATCTAATTCTGATGATATAAAAAAAGACTATGAATATACTAGAGGAAATCTATATAGTATAATTGAAAAAGGACAAGAGGCATTGAATGGTGTTCTTGAACTTGCTCAAGAAAGTGAAATGCCTAGAGCATATGAAGTTGCAGGTCAATTAATTAAAAATGTTGCTGATGCAACAGATAAATTACTAGATTTACAGAAAAAACTAAAAGATGTAGAAGAAGAGAAACAAGCAAAAGGTCCAGCCACAGTCAATAATGCTCTCTTTGTCGGATCTACTGCTGATCTAGCAAAAATGCTCAAACATGGATTAAAAGAGGACAATAAATAATAAAATACAGGAGATATATTAAACGTGGCACTAAAGAAGCCTTCAGATTTTTTTGGAAATACTAAAAAAACTCCTCTTGATGAAGTAAAAGAGGAGTATATTACTGCGTCTCCAGAAAAAATTGAACAGGTTTCAGAAGCATTTGATGTTTTTAAATCAAATTTAAATCATATACAATCATTATCTGATTTTACTTCCACCTTTGATAGTTTTAGAGAAAATTTAGAAAAGGTAGAGAACGTATCAAGTGAAGTTAATACTATCAAAGATGAGATAAAAAGTTTAATTAAGCAAGAAGATTTAGATAGTGCTATGATGGCACAACTTCTTTTTGTAGAAGAATCAATATTAAAGATTGAATCTAAAATCTCTTCCATCAACGGTGAAACAGTTGAACAGATCAAAGGAGATTTTAAAGGTCTGTCAACTTCTGTTGAAGGATTTCTCAGCATTGATGTACCAAAGTATAAAAAACTAATTTCAGAGTCTGAGGTTAGAGTTGATGATAGATTCGGGCAGTTTAAAGATAAGGTAGAAGAAAATTTAGATACAATTAGAGCAGATGTAAACAAAGAAGTTACGACTGCTCTATCAGAGGTTGAAAAACTCAACACTGATGTTATTTCTGAAGTCAAAGAAAATTTTAAAAAAAATACTAAAGAAGTAAAAAATTTAGTAGAAGAAGAACTTCCAAAGTACAGAAAGTTTTTTACTGAAACAGAATTAAAAACTGAGGAGACTATCAAGAATGCGATAGATTCTTATAAAGAAACTATTGAAAGTCTCAATGCAAAAGTAAAGGTATTTACAGAGACTGAGATACCCAAGTACAATAATCTTTTAATTGAAACTAAAATTAAATCTGAAGAGGAAGTAAAACAATTAGAAGAGGAGGTTCTTTCAAAAGTAAATTCTCTTTCGGAAAAAGTTGACTTTATTTCTGGCGATGTAACTGAAAAGACTGCTGAAAAAATAAAAGAACTTCAGACAGTAATTGATGAATATAAAGAAGAGATTGATTCTATTTCTAAGACATATAGCAATCTCTACAAAGACTTTAAGAAAAGAGAGATTAGTGGTAATGAAAAATTAGAAAATTATTCTAAAGATATTGAAAAATATTATAAAAGATTTAATTTTTTAGAAGAGACTGTTCATGAAGATCTTAGAGAAATTCAAAGTGTTTTAATTAATTCTAATGAAACATATCATGCTAGTCTTAAAACAGAAGTAGGTAAATTTAGAAACAAAATCTCTGATCAGATGAAGGGTCTTGAAATGGACCTCACTATTAATGAAACTCATATTAAAAAACAGAATGAACATATTGAAAATATTCAAGAAGAAATTAAAGAGGTTCTTGAGAGACTTCAGTTAGATAAGTTAGAAGAAAAAAATAAAGAGTTAGTTGAAAAAATTAATTATCTCGAAGAGACTATTTCGGAGATAAACGAAAAGAAACTTTTAACTGAGGATAATCCAACTTTACCCGGAGATCCATCCACAAATAATTCTGCAGATCCATTAACTCCTTTAGATCAAAAGTTTGTAACTTTAGATCAGTTACAAAATCACTACAGAACATTTATTAATAGAATTCAACAGCAAATTGCTACCATTGGTGGTGGAGGTGCTGGAGTCATTCATGATCTTGATGATGTTACTTTTGACAGAACGACTGGTCAAGGAAAACTTCTCATTTATAATGGATCTAAGTGGGTT